AGGGCCTTCCCCGTCCAGCACACGCCGAGCGCAGCGCCGAGCCCGCGGAGGGCCGAGGTCCCCACGGCGATCGTGACCTCGCGCGCCGACATGAACGACGTGGGCTTCTTGAGAGTGACCTTGTGCTTCCCGAGAGTGACTTCCATTCCTTCCTCCTTCAGACGTGAAACGCCCCCCGCACCATGTAGCACGGGGGGCGTCGGGCATGGGATGCTATCCCGTGCGGGGTTAGGTCGCCGTGATGGTGCCGTAGCAGGTGCCATTGAGCGTGAACGTGTTGGGGTCACCTTCCGCAAAGTCGATGGAGATGCGGTTGCCGGTGAGGGTCAGGGTGTGATCCGTGGCCTCCCCGAGCGTGGTTCCCTCGATGACGATGAGGCAGTCGAGGCCGTAGGCATCGCTGTTGGTAATCGTGCTGATAGCCGCCGCGAAGGTGCCGGTCTTGTTGACCGCGTCCCACAGCGTCTTGGAGGTGGAGTCGCTCAGCTCCGTCATATGCGCCGAGAAGGACCACGTGGGGAAACTCTGCGACGTGAGACGCACCGTGCCCAGAGAGCCGCGGTCGAGGTACGTCGTCACCTCGGTGTTCGAGTTCGCCGACACGCCCGAGATGGAGAAGTCTCCAGCCTCGAACTCGACCGTGATCGCGATCGGGGTGCCGGTCCCGTCCTTCAAAACGATTTGGCCGTCCCGGTAGTTCTTAACGATTGGAAGCGCCATTTGATCCCCCTTACTGCAGCGGAAGCGTGTGGATGATGCGGAACGTTATCACACCTACGACCCATTCGCCGAGTACCGACGTTTCTCGCGTGGTGCTGATGACCTGCACTTTGTAGGACTGCGGCCACGTCGTATCGTAGGCCATGAGCTTGTTGATGACGCTCTGCTCTCCATCGAGGGCATCGTCGTAACTGTCGCTCATGCCCTTCGGCGCGAGGCGCCAGGAGTAGCGCACCTCGAGCGTAGTCTCCACGAGGAGGCCCTCGGCCGGGCGCCCTCGGTAGGCGCGCAGGTCATCGGTCGAGGTGGGATGCACGGCGAACGCCTTATGAGCGATGGAGTCCGCATCCCGCCCGAAGTTGTCGGGAGCCACGCGCGACTCCTTCCAGCCCGTGAGCGTGAGGATCCGTGCGGTCACGTCCTCGCGCAGCTGCCTGACGGTCTTGCTGGCCATTAGTAGAAGCCACCGAAGCGCGGGTAGCCGCCGCGGCCGTTCAGCCACACCGTCGAGGTGCCGCTCTTCTTCGTGTTCGGGTTGACCTTGTTCTCGTCGCTCTCGTCGTAGTTGAAGCGCAGCTGGCCCCACGCCTCGGTGTAGGCGCGGCCGTAGTGCTCGGCGAGGGCCTGCCAGCGACCGCCCTCTCCGGCGCTCGTCTGGAAGTCGAGGAAGATGAGCTGCAGCGTCAGCGCGAGGTGCGCGTCACGCAGCGCGCTCGGCTGGATGATCAGGTACGGCCGGCGTCCCTGCGCCGTGATCCGGTTCGTGAGCGTGCCCCACGCCTCGTCCAAGTAGGACTGATACGAGGTCGTTCCGGTCGCGAGCAGCGCCGGGAGGTCACTGTGGCGCTGGAACAGGTCCGCGTCGGTGATGACCGGGTAGAGCGTGCGACGGACGAGGGCGCCGTCGTTGCGGAACACGTTCTGCATTGTGGCCGTCATCTGGAGCGTCCACTCCAGAAGCCAGCCCTCTTCCAGCGCGAGCGAGCTGGTCACCGTGCCGAGCAGCGCGTAGGTCGCAACGCTGCCCGTGATGGTCACGACCGCGGCGTTGACCACGACCGTCCCATCCGCACGGTAGACCGTGAGCGTGCCCGAGATCGGCGCGACGAGCGCACCCGCACGGTAGACGGGACACGTGAGATCCTGGTTACGCCCACGCTCGATCGTCTCGCCGGAGCGAAACCGTGCCGTGTAGAGCGTCTCGCTGATGCTCATCGTGTCCCCCTGCCGTTACTTATCGCGTTCGCGACGATCCGCCTTCTGCGCTTGCTGGCGCGCGACCTGCTCGGCGCGCTGCGGCGGCATGCCGCCCTCGACCAGCCGGCGCGTCATGGCTTCCTTCGCCGCTGCGATGTCCTTACGCTCCCCGCTCATGCCTTCGCCTTCGTGGTCTTGACGGGAGTATACATGCGCTCACGCGCTGCGCGCATGTCCTCGAGGCGCTTGCTCTCGACGGGGAGCGCGAGCGCGCTGCCGGGATGCGTCGGCGCGCGGGTCTGGTGCTCGCTGACCACGCGCTCCTGGCGCTCGATGATCACACCGATGAAGTCGGGGTCGGGGATCTTGATCACGCCGTCCGCGACGAGACGACGGCAGAAGGCCCGGTAGCCCTCGGTGTCCACCGTCATGCGCGTCTGACCCGCCACGAGCTTCGGTCGCTCCCACTTGCTGAGGAACACGGGACCGTTCGCACCCGCGTACTGAATGCAGTAGCCACCCGGCTCGACCTCCCAGGGGATGATGGTCACGCCCTTCTTCCCGAGGTGGACCTCAGCGAGGGCCGTGTCGCCGTTCTTGTCCACCCGGTTGAGCCCGGGGATAGCCAGCATCTGCCCGAGGTCCGGAAGCCACTCGCCTTCCACGCACTGCCAGTGCGCCGGATGATGCGTGTACCACCATGCCGCGTTGCTCGGCAGGTTGAGCAGGGTTGCCATCCCCTGCGGACGAGACGCGGGCTGCGCCGCGAAGTTGCCACCGTCAGCCGTTCCGAAGTTCGCTGCCATCTTGTTTCTCCTTACGCACGAAGGCGTGCCCGTACCATAAGCACGGACACGCCTCGGCGCTAGGCAGAGCCTAGCAGACCATCACAGGTCGGACAGGATGCCGACGCCCTTGAGGTCCTGGAGCTCCGCAACGCCGAGGAAGGCGCTGCCGACGACCTTGGTGAGACCCGAGGCCGCGTCACGCTCCCACTCGACCGCCACGGGGGCGCCGGCCGGGATGATGACGCCGCCCGCCGCCGCGATGGGCGCCGGGGTGCCGAGGGCGTAGGCGATGGCGCCGTTGCCGAGCATCATGCCGCGGTAGTCGGTGCCGCTTACAGACGGCACATACGAGGACAGGTGGACGTTGACGCCGAACAGCTTTCCACGGTAGCTCGTACCCAGCGCGTTTGTCTGCTCCTGGTTGGCGGGGAGGTACTGACCCGGGCCCGTCTCCGCGCGGAGGCTGGACATGAGGTCGTTGTACTGCTGCGGATGCAGGATCACGTCGTACTCGCCCATGACGCTCTGGAGCTGGAGCGCGAAGATCGCGGAGTAGAACGTGTCCGTGGTCATGTCCACGCCCGTGCTGCCGACCTGCGTCGAGAAGCCCGAGGACAACGCGCACGCCAGCTGATTGAAACGGCCGTTGAAGGCCGCGACCATCGCGTTGCTCAGGCCGTCGAGGTCGACGCCGCCGGGCACGGAGTTCGATACGCGCGCCAAGTCAGTAAGATCGTATCGGAGAGCTTGCCGAGCGACAACCACCGTCGCGGACGAGTTCGTGATCGAGGTGTTGCTGACGCTCACACCGTCGCCGGGGGCGCTCATGATGTCGGTGCCGTTGAGGCCGACCACAGGCACCTGGATGCTGTCGCTGCCGGTGCCGTTGATCGAGCCGACGTTGAGGAAGCAGGGCGCGTTGCGAAGGCTGCCGGTGTCGGCGAGCTTCATCACGATCGACTGATAGAGGACCGCGGCGACGCGGGAGAAGCCGTCGAGAGCGGCAAAATCGATGTTGGCCATGATGGCCTCCTAAAGAGGTTCGAGGTTGCCGCGCCTGTCGCTTTTTACGGGAGCTTGCCCCGAGCGCGTGGGGAGTGTCCCCACGGCTAGGGTATGCCTACGCGTGACAGAATGTCAAGGGGCCGAGAACGCTGCCTTGATCGCTGCCGCGTTCGCCTTGAACTCTGCGGGCGAGAGACGCATGATCGCCTCGGGCGTCCACGCCGTGGTTGCCGGCGGCGTCTGCGTGACCGTGCCGGCGTTGACCTTCGGCATCGCCGTCGTAACGGGAGCCGCCGGGGCTGCGGGCGCAGCGGGAGCGGCCTCGGGCAGGTAGGCGCGCACTGCCTTCGGGAGCGTGTCCTTGTTGGCGAGCCACTCCGCGAGCGGGGGACGGCCCTCGCTGGGGAGTCGGCTGTAGGCATGTTGCACGTAGTCGATGCCCTCGGCGTCGGTGATGCCAGCCGCGGCGATCTCACGCTCGGTTCGGAGCGCCTCGCGCTCGGCCTTACTCGCGGCCTTGACCTCCTCGATCTGCGCCCGGTACTTCTCGGCGCTCTCGGCGAGCGGGGTCAGCTCGCTGACGCGACCCTCGAGTTCCTTGACTCGCGCCACGAGCTGCCGGATGCGGGCGCCCGCTCCGTTGTCGCTGGCTTCTGCCGTGGTCGTGGTCGTGGTCGTGGTTCCTTCCTCGGTCATGCTTCCTCCTCGCGTGCGGATTGCACGCGCTCCCAGACTGCTAGTTGACGCTTCGCCCATGCACGGCCGGGGGCGCCGCCCCAGAGATCCCACGCGATGCGCCCGGCGCTCGGATACTGCGGATGCCCTGGTCGTGCGGCCGGCGCCTCGAGGTCCACCTCGTGACGCTCGAAGTACGCGACCATGCGCTTGATGGTCTCGATGCTCACCACGTCGCGGCTCGCGAGCTGCGACGCGCGACGCGCGCCTACCAGCGTTCCACCTCGGCCGTACTTGCGCCGGTTCTCGAGCCCCCGCTTCGCGACGGCTGCAACCTCGACGGGCGCTCGGAGTTCGAACCCCATCGCGCGCTCGTCGCGCAAGAAGCGCCGGTACACCTCGGGGTGTTCACGCTTGAGATAGTCGCGCTGCCTCTCGCTGATGAACGGCATTAGGTAGTCGCCTCGTCCTCTTCCATGTCGTCGTGGATCTCGACCTCTGCCTCGACCTTCGGGCCGAGTCCGAGGTAGCCGCGGGCCTCGCGGAGGCTCTCGATGACTGCCGCGACGACGGCGGCGTTCGCCTCGTCCAGGTCGAGAGCGGCGAGGGCCTCCTCGGCCGCGTCGAGTTCCTCGCCGACTTCAGACATCGCCTCGGCGTGTGCAGGGGATACATCGGGTGCGGCCGTCGCCGGCCGTCCTCCTGTTTCTCCTTCTTCCACGGCCGGCGGCGCGCTCTCCATCATGCGGGCCTCTGCCGCCTTCGCGAGCGTGATCTGCTCGAGGCGCGCGACGGCGTCCTCGTGGGTCATGCTGCCGAAGAGACGGAGCGCCTCGACCTTGTCCATGAGGCCGGCCTCCATCATCTCGAGCGCGTGGGTTCGCCGGCTCTGCATCTCCTCGGGTGAGAGCGGGATCTCCCGGTACATGACCGAGTAGCCGCCCTCGGGAAACTGCGACCCGGTGGCGCGGTTGAAGAGCGCCGCCGAGATCGCGACCAGCCGCTCGTCCGCGTCACGCTGCTGAAGGATGTACTTCCTCTGCGCCGTCCGCTTACCCTCGGAGGACAGACTGATGGCGTACCCGCTCTTCGCGCTCCCGCTCGTGCGCTGGATCTCGCTCGGCGAGAGGCCCGCGTCGGTTGCGAGGCGATGGGCCAGCGAGCCGATCACTGTTTCGAGTTTTTCCACGTCCGCCGAGGCGTCGAATTGTCCGACCTGTGGCTGCTGTTCCATCGCAGCGTCAAGCATCAGGATCGTCGTCGGGTCGGTCACGACCTCGACGCGCTGCCCGCGCGTGCCGCCGTCCACCATGTCGGAACCAGCCACCCGCACGCCGATAGCCCATCGCTGCGGGAACGATGCATCACGAAGCGTGTGCGCGAGGAAGCTGTAGTACACCGCGAGGTTGAGGGAGCCTTCATAGAGCTCGATGCCGTTGAAGGCGTCGAACAGTCGGTCTCCGTAGAGGCTCGCGTGGTAGAGCACGACCGGGAGGATCGGGGTGCCGTCCGCACGCCGGTAGGGGTACGCCTCGCCCGAGTAGGTGGCTCCGAGCACCTCGAGGGTCACGTCCTCGCCCATGCCGCCATCCTTCGCCACACGCACCGTGTACGAAGGGTTCGCCGGGTCGCGGATGTCCAGCACATCCCAGAGCCACACGGCTTCGCCGCGGAAGTGCCGCAGACGGATCTCCGCGTAAGCCAGGGGGACGGTCGGCCGGCTCGGGTCGGCCTCGGCGATCGTCATGTCCGGCGATACCGGCCGGTAGGTCACACGATCGTCCTCGACATCGATCCGCATCCACATCTCGCGAAGCGCGATCACCATCGACTGAAACCGTGCCATCTGCGGCCAAAGGCCGGCGCGCGCGATCAGCCCATTCGACCCGCAGAGTGCATCGACTGCGCCGCCGGCCGTGTTGTGGGAAACGTCCGGGGGGGCATCGTACAAAGTCGCCAGCTCGGTAGCCACGACCTTGAACGGGTTGCTGCTTACGTCTGGGATGCCCCACGCCTGACGGCGCGTGCTGCCCAGCTGCATCTGGAGACGGTCCTCGAGCAGACGCTGCCAGCGTCCCTCCATCAGCGCACGGCGATGCCGGGTGTGCTCCCAGCGCGCGGCCTCGTCGGGGTTACTCGGCGCCGGCGGCTGCGGCATCTTCGTGTAAGCGTACATGGACCCCCCACTAGCCTAGTCTTATCGCGGTCGGCTGATACAGACGCCTAGTATACAGTTCGAGCGTGTAGCGCAGCGCGTCGATGCTGTGCTTATGCTCGCTGGCCTCGCGCCCGTCGAACTTCTGTAGGTCGTCAATGAGGCCGCGGCACCGCGGGTTGATGCTGAAGTCGTTGCGGAGCATCGCCGCGGACAGCACCCGATAGCCCTCGAACACCGACCCGCGAGGCTTATACGCCGTATGGATGCGGAAGGGGAGGCTCCCGGTGGGCAGCTTGAGCGCGCGCTCGAGTGAGGACATGAGCATCGCGTTCGACTTGAGCGAGCCGTTCCTCTTGCCGTACACCTTGCGGTCGCCTACCCACCGATCCACGTTCTCCCAGCGCAGCCCGCATCGCTTGAGCATCGCGAGGAGCGCCGCGGCGTCCTGGTCGGGCGTGGTCATGCCATCCGAAACGATCTGGTCGAGCACCCAGATCTTCGGGTGTCCCTCTCCGCCGTCGCGGACCAGCGCCGTCAGGACGGCGACCTGTGCGCCGGCCTCGGTGCCGTGATCGATGCCCACGCCGATAAGCGCCTCGCCGGCCGGTACGTCGGCGCGGACGTGCGTCGTCGGGTCGAACATGCGAAAAATCCTCCCCTCCGTCCAGCCCGCATCCCACTCTCCGTGTATGCGTTGAGCGCGCTCTTGCGGGAGTACCTGCCCCTCGAGCTTCTCGATGTCCTCGCGCGTAAGCAGTGGACGCCCACCGATGGGCGTGGTGTTCTCGACCGTGAGCGGAAAGTGCAGGTCCTGCACGACCTGCTCCTCGACCAGCTTCTTCAGCCACCCGAGGGGGAGCCCGATGGGCGTAAGCGTGATCGCGATGCGCCCTCGCTGGCGCAGCACGCGTGCCGCCAGCTCCGACCAGATCTCTTCCGGCGGGGGCTCGTCTATCAGCACGTAGTCAATGGTCGAGCCAGCCAGCGCGAGGGCGCCCTGATTGACCGTGCGGATGCGGAGCACACTACCGTTCTTGAACCGCACGATGGGCGTGCGACCGCGGAAGCCCTTACCCGGCGTGTACTCGCAGTCTGGCTCGATGGCGTCCTTCGGGAGCAGCTGCCAGAGCTTCGCTTGAATCGAGAGGCTCTGCTCCCACGACACGACCACGACCCACGCCTCAATAGGCGCGGCCTTGACCAGCGTGTACGGGTGCGACCCGAGGCACCGATAGATGCAGTCGGCGAGGCCCGCCCACGTCTTGCCCAACTGGTTCCCGGCGCGGAGCAGCCGGATCGGATGGTTGCTCGAGAGGAAGGCGAGCTGCGGGGGCGTCGGCCGGAAGTAGGCCAGCGGGTCCGCGTGTGCCCGGCGTGCAAGCGTGTTCGTCGCCGTAGCGAGGGAGGCGAGGTTCAAGCAGTCTCAACCAGTCGCACGGGCGGAGCGCCACGTCGGATGCCGATCGCGTCCTCAAGCCGCTCGAGGTGCTGAGCCGGTAACGAGGCGATGGCCTGGACCATGATCGAGAGGAGTTGCTCATCGCTCATAGTGTCGTCAGGGGCCGAGGCCTTGGCAAGCGCGAGGTCGAGCTCGTCACGCGTCTGGAGCGCGAGGCGCTTTGCGCTGACCGCGGCCTGCCAGCTGCGCGCCTCCTCGGCCTGCGTGACCATGCTCTCCGCGTGGCGCAGGGCATCGCGCAGGTACTCCACGCGCTCCTGGGTGTCGGGAAGCTTGCCGTAGTTGGTCGCCCGGTCGCGTGGCTTGCGGCGTTCGATCGCCATGTGCGCTCCGTTTTTTGGCTTCAAGGTACCGGTCGAGCGAGAGAAAGTCGAGAACCATACGGG